ATGCTCAAGAATGCCTCGATAACGGCTTTGCAGAATCGGCCTTGGCTCTACAAGCATGAACATGATGGCGCGAACCCAGGGCGCATTGTCGAATTCGATCCTTCGGGGAAGATCAACGGGTACAACGGCGAGCAGGAGGCGCGTTGGCTCATTGAGGACGGGGTCCTCTGGTTCGTCAATGTCCACGGCAACCGCTCTATTCGGTTCCACACGTCTTATCGCAGCTTGGGCAGGCTGGTTATTGAAGGTGAATTTGTTCATCCAGGGTTCAACGGCTTGCAGGTCAGGCTTGACGAAGGGCAGGGTGTTGAGAGGATCAGCTCGATTGATGCTCAAAATTTTGCTTCCAAGACCAGTCGGGCTTTCGAAGAACGATGGGTCCCGTATTCGCCAACGACGTATGGTGATACGAGCCTCGACGGCGAAGGCTACATGGCACCCCCTTTCGATCTCATGCAATTGCCGGACGTGCAGTTCGCGTCAAGGTTCGGTGCCTTGATCAAGGATCGCCTCCTGGTGAGTGAGACATCCTTTCAGCACCCCTTCTTCCTGTGCCCGCGCATCACCGAGGACAAGCACGGCGCCTATCTTTATCAGACTGTGGGAAGCACAAGCTCCATAGAGAAGGCTCTCTATGTGTGCGGAGGGATGTACTCGAATTTTTATCACTGGCTGATGTTCCTGATGGCGAAGATCCGGCCTGAGTTCATCGGCGACAACAGGACGGTGGTCGTCTCCGAACCGAAGACGGAGTTTCAGAAAGCCGGACTGTCGGCTCTGCTTGCCGCTTATGGATTGGAAGCGATATACTTGCAGGACAACGCCAGTCTTGCTGTAGAAGATCTTGCGTTCCCACATCAGCGAGATACTACAGGTGTAGACCCGCATCCCTGCATTGCCGACACTTTCGCAAGGCTAAAGCGGAGCTTGGTCCCCTCCTTTTCTCCTTTGCAAAAGATCTACGTCAGTCGGTCTGATACCAACGAACGACGTCTGATCAACGAACGCGCGATCGAGGAAATGCTCGCCGCACAAGGATTTACGATCGTATCGCTGACCGGTAAGACTCTTAGAGAGCAGATTTCACTCTTCCACAACGCAACGGACATTATTGGTGCTCATGGTGCCGGTTTGACGAATGTCGGATTTGCTAAGCCTGGCACGAGAGTGCTCGAATTCCAGAACCCTACACACGTCAACTGGTGTATGAAGAAGATTGCAGCCATTTCCGGCTGTAATTATGGGTATCTGATGGGACATCAAATTGGTCAAGAAAAGGATTTTGAGCTTCCCGAATCCGCGGTGGCCAATGCCGTTGAGCAGATGCGGTCTCTTTCGATGCGATCCGCATAGCTAATCAAGTTTCGCCCCACTCTGCTCACACGCAAGCGATCTATCTGTAAGGGGGATCTCTCGAATCGATCAGTGTTGTGGTGATCCCGACTGGACTCGAACCAGTGGCCTACAGATTAGGAATCTCTGCCTAAGTGTTGGGATTATATGCAGGCGTTCCCTTGAAAAAGCGCGTTCCCGGATATCTCTGGGAACGCGTTCTTATTTCGGCCTGAGGCTGCCGGGCTGTGGTTTCTCGGAGAAGGTGTCGATCTTCGAGCCAAGCACCTCGACCTTCGTGGAGAGGCCGGCGATGTCCTTCCGGATTGCCTCCTGAGAACCAAGGATGGCATCGGCCAGCCGGTCGACACGATCGTTCAGCGCCTGGGTCTTCCCCTCTTGCGCGCCCATTCGATAGGGCAGGTCGCTCATGTTCTTCAGGGCAGAGTTGACGTCAGCAAAGTTCTTGTCGGTCTGGGCGCTGCGCGTCGTCTTGTAGCGATCGTTCTCGTCGAGATGCGCCTTGATGTTCGCGTTGTCCTGGGCCGTGTACCAGAACAAGCCACCGATCGCGATGATGGTAGGGATATTCCCTTTGACCCAATCCCAAGTCATGGACGTGTTTCCCGCATCGCTCATCGAAGTCTCAACCCTAAACGTTCGTCAGGAGTTGTTCGTTCAACCCCGATAGTGCATTCGGCTATCCGCCGTTACTTCCAACAATTCTGCCGGATGCCGAGCGCATTGTGCGCCGCGACCTGATTTGCAAACGGCCTATCGTCCACCACGATCTTGACTGCCGTTTCCAGCGTCGGCGTCAGTTTCTCGAAGCCTGTGCACGCACTCGTCGTGGTCTTTACTCCCTGGCAGGAAGAGAGAGCGGCACAGGTCAGAAGCAGCAGAGGTAGAGATTTCAGCATCGAGTTCATTCCTCAAGCGCAGGATGACGACGGAGTTTTCGAGTGCGGCGACGGCGGCCTGCTGACGGCCGGCCGACTTGCCGTACAGATACGCCGGGCCGGAGATGAGCGCGGCGAGGACGATCGCGCCAACCCCGAGCTTGAGCCCGTCCAGCAGGCCGATCACACAGGCACCTTGTCGAGCGCGTCGGCGAGCTCAGCCTTCTTGCGGGTGGCGTACCAGCGATAGGCCACACCGCCGATGGTGAGCACCGCGGTGGCGATCACCAGCCCGGCGACGACATGGCCGATGAGCGCGCTGCCGGCGCTGAAAGGAGTGAGCTGTTCCTGCACCTGCTGCAGGGTGGCGGCCAGGGCGCCCGAGCCAACACCGCCGCCGGTTGCTGCATCCGCGATGCCCTTGGTGGGCGCTGTCTTGGCGTCCTCGATGCGCGCCTTGACGTTGGCCTTATCGATGAAGGAGATCTCGGGGCCGACCGAGCCAGAGGCCCATGCTTGGCCGATGGCGCGCACGTCGTTGACGCGGCTCGTCCACCCCCTGCGATAGGTGGGCCACGTCTTCAGGTTCTTGAGGAATGTCATGCGGCGGTCAACGATGCGGGCAACGAGCGCGTCGTGGTCGTTGACCCCACGCAGTGCCGCCAGCGTGCTCGGGCCGATGACGCCATCGACGGCGGCGCCAGTGATGCCGAGCGCGCGCTGCAGCCACATGGCGGACTGCTTGACGCCCGAGTTCACGGCGCCGTCGAACACCACGTAGCCGATGCCGGCCGGCAAGCTGTCACCCTTGATAAGCGCCCAATACCGCATGCGGTAGATGGAGTCGCGCTCGCCGTTGGTCATGAGCTTAATGCTCTGGGTCTTGACGCCGAGGTTGCGCCGATAGTCGTCATAGACGCGTTTCGTCACGCCCTGGTTCGTCTCTCCACCCGGGTCGCGCGGGTCATGCACATACCCGCCTTCGTGGACCAGCACCTTCGCCAGTGAGCGTTCGAATTCGTTCATCGCCATCGCCTCGTTTCGATGGCCGGATAATCGGCGTCACGAGGCGATGGCGCAAAGCACAGGAGAGCAGGTTGCACCATGCTTTCTGGGCGAGTATGGGTGCAATCAGAAATATGGAGAGGGTCATGATTGGCTACGACTGGAACGACGGCGGTATCAACAATCAAAAGCTGGCGTTACTCGGCCTCTTTTCATGCGCCGCGAATAGCGACGACAAGAGACTCTACCTACCGAAAATCTACAGCAAGGATCAGCACGACACCCTGTCAGAAGTATTTCCGCTTGAAGTAATATTCGATTTAGGCGCCGTCGTGAAGCTTGCTAGCCGCTGGGGTATCGAGATTTGCGAAGCGCCCGTAGGGGTTACTTATGCCGACCGGATCGACCGATGCGGATGGAACTATTTTGGTGAAGGCGCAGGAGCCGTGGGAAACGCCGCGAAGGATGTCGAGGCTGGCCATTCCAGCTTGGCGGCGGATGTCCTCAGATCCCTTGTCCCACTGGCGCGCGATTTGCCATCGACAAAAAGACTTATGGGGTCCGTCTTCGGGCATTACGATATTGATACTGTTGTACAACTGAGAATTGAAGAAGATTGGGTAATTCACAGCAACAATCACATGAAACTCGTCGTTCACCAACCAGAAGATTACAATATAACCGCGCCTCAGATCATCTTAAAGCTGAAAAAAACATTCCCCGAATGCGAGCGCGCTTACGTCACTTGCGATGAGAGATATATATTTGCGCCAAAGCAGCAGATTTCGCAGGATGTTCGCAATGAAACCGGTGTGGAAATTATATGGAAAAGCGATATTCTATCCGTGGAGGAGTTTCAGTCCTTGCCGCCCGTCACCACATCACTGGTCGATTTCGAGATCGCAAAGACGGCTGATCGTTTCGTTGGGCTGACAAGGTCCACCTTTGCAAACCTCGTAACATTTGAGAGGTTTGCCCGCTCTTTTCGAGACTGCGGGCGAGACTTCGCTTATAACGTGCCCGGCAAACGTCTAGCCAGACGGACGGATCGCGGTGGCCAGGACAACCCTTACGCAGCGTGTGCGCTATAACCTGTCACTCCGTCTGCGTCGGCAACGCGACTTCACTGGACGCAGCAAGTCGAAGATCGTACTCCGCCTGCTCTTTCGAGCAAAGGCTCCCCGCGAGGTTCTCGCGCACAGTAGTAGAGATGGCGCGCATATGCTCACCCATTTTCTCCCGTGGGTTTTCTAAGCTGGCAGCACCTTTTTTCTTGGTCATTTCGCCGACGCTCCTTTTTTGCGCGCCGAGACCTTGCGCTTCAACTTCGCGACCTCTTCCTCGAGTTCGGCAATGCGGGCGTCTCGATCGGCAATGACGATTTCAGCTTCGCACATGCTCATAGACATGGCCCCGAGGCGATCCTTCACAATGTCATTCATGGTCTTCATGGTTGAGTTCCTTAAAGTGGGTAGCACGGGATTTTGATGTAGCTCCCGTTGATCTTGATCGTGGAATAAAAGGCAGGAGCCACCGGAAGCGCAGAAGCGGCGCCGGCGGTAGCGGAGGCGGTGGTTACAACACCCCCGAGATCGAAGGCCGTTCCGTCGAAGCCGAAGCGCGCCTGAATGGAGGAAAACAGGCTGTCTGCCCACTCGATATTATAGCCGGGCTTTATCTTCATTACAGACTGCCCGCGCGTGTTGCTCATCGTCGTGAAGTTGAGAGCTGTATAAGCTGCGCAGTCGAAGTTAATTGCTGCCTTGAGCAGGCACTGCGACGGCGGAGCGCCGAAGGTGATGCCGTACGTGACTTCGTTGGTGCCGCCCTGGTTGGCCGGAGCGGATCCGAACGCGAGCAGAAGGCCGAAACGCTGGTTGTTCGGGTCAAGACCCTTGGCGCCCATCGTCAGCTCAAACCCGATCGTCGCAGTGTTCGGGTTCGCGACCTGATCAGAAACCCCGATGTTGGCGCCCCACATGCCCGCATTGGCCTTTTTGGTGCCGCCGCCAAAGATCACGACATGCTCAGAATTTGGAGAGGCCTGACCATCGGCAGGGTCATATGTCAGCAACACCGTGAGGGGCCACTGAAACGTTGTCACGCCGGACTTCTTGATTTCGGTACTGATGAGCACTGCTGCTGACGTGAGACCCTGCACGTTGTCGCCGGTCGCATCAGGATCAATCGTGCGAGTAACCTGCAGCGTCGCATAGTCGCTGATCTTGTCCTTGTCGTGCTTGATCCAGATACGGCCGTCGTTCTTGACGCTCAGGCCTTGAAGGTCAGACCCCAGAAAGCTTTCATAGACAAGCGCGTTGCCGGGGTTACGCCCCGGTGACGCGGCCACCTGAAACACGTTTCCTCCCGCGTCCTTCGAATAGAGCTTTCGATCAACCGCATTTAGGCCAAGCTCATAATTAAGCAGTTCACTTGCTGAGAAGACCTTGCCGGCTGTGTTCGTGCGTCGCGTCTGATATCGCGATGGTTTGGTGACCATTACACGGTCCCTCCGTCAAGAGTGTCGAAAGCTGCTTCCTTCGCCGCAATGGCGTTCAGGATCGTGGTGGCGAAGTTGGGGTCATCGCCAAGAGCAGCGGCGAGTTCGTCGAGCGTGTCGAGGGCGCCGGGGGCGGCCGCCACCAGAGCATCGAGCCCGGCCTTCAGCGCGGCCATCGTGGCGATCTGTGTGGTGTTCGTTCCAACGGCTGCTGTGGGTGCGGTGGGCGTGCCGGTCAGGGCAGGAGACGCGAGCGGCGCTTTCAGGTCTAGCGCGGCAGACACCGTCGTTGCGCCATAGGTGATCTGCAAGGCGTTGTAATCGCCATTTGCCGACACGATGGGGCCCGTGCGTCCGAACACGGAGGGCACGGCGTCGGAACTCGGGATGCGCTGCCAAGCCGTCCCGTTCGATCGAAGCTGATCCCCGACACCAAATGCCGTGGATGAACCGGTGACGGACTGAGTGCCTGCCACTGAGACGATGTAGAAGGCCCCATTGGGAGCGGGCGTGGTGGTCAGAGCAGGGGCGTTAGTGCTGGCGTTCCATGTCCCAAGATACGAACCGCTGACCGGCAGGAAAGAACTGGGAACGAGGTTGTCAGGGCCAAGCGGCGTATATCCATTCGCAACTCCCTTAAGGTTTTGTGTCTCGACAAGAGCCCCGCTTACTGCAGGGCGGACACTTAGCGACACTTGTCCGGTCGTGGGATCAATCGTGAAGGGATTGTCGAGGAACGTGCCAGTGGCGTCGTATCGCCCAATAGCGAACATAGTGGCCGTGTTCACGTAGTGCATGAAGCGGCGGACGCCCGCTTTTCGGTATTCGAGGGCCGCCGTGTTTGCCGCAGGAGCGTCGATCGTCAGAGTGGCGTTTGCACTGTCATGGCTGACCGTGAGCCCTTTGAAAAACCCACCGAGCCATCGACGGGCGGTCGCGCCCAAAGACTGCCCGCCGTCTGTGGCCGGGCCGCCCACCTGTGCATAGCGAGCGTCAAGCGTCGCCGGCTCAACCCCAAGGTTCGTCTGTCCCTGCGTCTTCTGCCCCGTCGTCAGCGTCTGGCTCGCGTCAAGACGGAGGCGGTTGCCAAGCGCCGTCGAAATCGTCGTGGCAAAGTTCGGATCATCGCCCAGGGCGTTTGCAAGCTCATCAAGTGTATCGAGCGCAGCCGGAGAGCTCGCCACGAGAGCGGCAATGGCAGTCGCAATATCGGCAGGCGTGGCTTTCGCCGCCAGCGCGGTGATTAGCCCGGTGATCGTCGACATTGGTTGCTCGCCGGTATGCGTCCCGCGGTCGCGAAGCTGTTCGTCGGTCGCGTTCTTCGTCGCCTGCGTTGCAATGCCTGCGAGCTTGGCACGCTCAGCAGTAAGCTCGTCACGCAGCGACCCTGCCGATGATGTTTTCCGAGACGGAGTCACCATTAGACCGATCCTCCGTCGAAGATGTCTGACGCTGTGCCGTAAACCTGGGCAACGCGCACAAGCAGACGCGCCGTGTTTGTAGTCGACATCGCGTCAAAGGAGGTGATGGGGCTGGTAAGGACGACATGCACGCCGTCCGTTGCCGTCCAGTCAGATCCCTCCTCCATCACAGAACCGTTCAGGATCACCTCGAAAATACCGTCACTGCCGTAACCGCCGGCAATGGTCACTGTGTCTTCGCCGATCGCGAGGCTGAAGCTCTGCGGCTTTACCGGAGCGAGAGATGCGCCGGGCTGCAAAGCCGTGTCGGCGCGGCCACCTTGAACCGAGGTCGCGAAAGCGCTTGCTTCCTAGAAAGCTGCTGACCGAATTGTCGCGACAATTGCCACAGCATCGATCAGCTCCTCAATGCTCAATTGCGAGCCGTCGAGGCTGTTCAGAAGCGCACGATCAAGGTCTCGATGCATCTCCTGCATCTGAGCTGTGAGCACATCCATCGCGAGGTTCTGGTCGCGGGTCGGAAGCGGTGCACCATCATTGAAACGAGACTGTCGGCGGGGGAGACGATAGCCGAGGACGGACAAGGCGCCGGTGATCCCAGAGGAGAAGACGACGCGGCCATTACTGGATTTTCCTGCGGCGAAATCTGCCAGAACCCCGAAGTCATATCGGCGGACGCCATTGTGATAAACAGCAAGATCCCCGACATCGTAGAGATCGAATCCTAGCGTGAACGTCGTCGTGGGGGACGTCGGCGCAAATGTCGAAATACGATTGTCGGGCGTGGTCGTAGACATGGCGCGAGATTGCCCGCGCCAGCATTATGCGGCAAAGCACAGGTCACTTGCCGGCGATGTTGCCGATGGCAGGCGCACGGGTCGGAAGCGGGTCACCTGGGCCCCACCAGAACGATTGCCCGAACTCCTTCTTCATCCGCCGCTCATAACGCGAAAAGGTCTGGCGATAGTTCGGGTCGACCATGGCCTGCACGTTGTCGAACAGCAGACGATCGGTCGCGATCTTGGAGAACCAGAGCGAAGAGCCCGGCGTCCACGCCTTGACGTGCTGGGCGAGCATCTTGCCCGTCATCTCCTTGTTGCCGGACACCGCCTGCATGAAGTCGCCCGCGCCAGAGAAGATCGCGCCCGGCCCTGGTCCCATGGCATATTCTGTCAGGCCGTCGCCGCCGCGCGTCGTCGAGCTGTAGACGAGATCGCCGAGCATGCCGCCGCCGCCGCCGCGAATGAACGCCTGCGTCCAGAACTCTTGCGTCGCCATGTCCTGCGGATCGCGCCCGGCAATGATCGACTGCATTTGCGATGCCACACCGCCGGCAAGCGTCATCAGCGTGACGAGCTTGAGCCCGGCCGCCGTCTTGCCCCATGCGCCATCCTGGATCGCGGTACGCATGATGTGCGTCATCATGAAGGTCATCGGAAAGCTCTTGAACTGCGTCGCCGAGCGGACGATCTCACCCATGAAGGTGCCGCGCTGCAGGCCCGCTGTCATCGCGCCGCGTACCCGGGCGTCCGGCTCGAGGATCGCGAACCGTCTTTCGTCAAGGATGGCCGACATGAGCCGATCTGCAAGGGCCTGATCCTCGACACCGTTCACGTCGAAGAACTTGGCACCATCGGCCTCGATCGGCGGCGTGATGCGCAGCTTGTCCCACTGCTCCGGCGTGAACCCGTAGCGCTTGAGGAAACCAGAGAAGGCAGGATCGAGCCTTTCGAACGCCGTCTCTGCCTGTCGCGCAATGAAGCCGTTGAACTCCATGCCCCAGGCGCGCTTGAGACCTTCAGTCCACACGTTGATGCCCGTCATGCGCATCGTGGTGTCGGCCACACGCCCGGTCAGCCCTTGCCCGACCACCTCGTCAGAGAACCGCTTCGAGCCTATGGCGTGATCCATGACCGACGCGGCAGTAAGGTTGATCTGCCGGGCAATTGCCTCCGAGCCTTCCCTGTTCGTCGTGAGGTCCTTCACCAGCCGGCCGAGCACGGCAGTGGCCGGGATGCCGTTGACGTTGGCAGCGAGAGCGGCCGTGAAGCTGTCCCCGGGAAGCGCGGCAATGGTGGCCGACCCGAGGCGGGCGGCTGTCTGGATATTGCGCAAGCCTCCGCCGATGCCCGCGATGAGCTCGTTCTGCGCCATGCCAAGCTTGCCTGTGGCCGCATCGAACGTGCGCTGCACCGCCGCCGGGCTGTTGAGCGAGATCGACCGACCGAACCGCTTGCCGATCGTGTTGTTGCGCAGCGTGTCGTCTTTGCTGGCGACTTCGAGCAGGCGCTTGAAATTGTCCTGATAGTTCGGCCCCAGGATCTCGACGCTGGCGATCTCCCGGCCCATGCCGCCGAAGTGCCCCATCATCGTGTTGTAGAGCCCACCGTCGCCGATGCCGTATTTCTTCATCAGCCGGATATAGGAGTCCGGCGATTGAAAGCGGAACACGCGGAGCTGATTGGAGAAGCCACCGGCGCCGCCTCCGCCCGAGCCGCCGAGCGTGATGTCGTTGTACGCGTTCCCGATGATGCCGCCCACGGCCGCCCGCGGCGCGTCGCCCTGTCCCTCGGCATCCATGACACGCACGTTGCCCGCCTCGAACTCGGTCATTAGGTCATTCGTGAACTCGGCCTGCGAGAACTTGCGCAGCCGGTTGCTGTCCCAGCTCTGCGGCAGGCGCCAGTCTTCGAGCACCGACAGCGGCTTGCCCGCGCGCTTTACCCGCTCGACGGCATAGGCTGTGGTGTCGGTCCATCCCTTTGCCGCCGCCTTTGCCGCCTGATCGCCGGTATCCTTGCCGAACAGTTCGCGCACGATATTCCAGATGGATTCGGTGTCTTGGCTCAGTCCGGCAAAACGCGACGCATACGGCTCCATCGCACCGTTCATCATGCCGAGCAGCCGCTTCGTCACGTTCTCGCTGTGGCCGTCGATGTGGATGGCGTTGCCCATGGCTTCGCCGCCTTCGAGGTTGTCGCGCACGAGCATGCTCTGCAGGCCGACCGTCAGCCCGTTCGGGTGCTGCTGCATCCGGTTGAGCGCGGTCGAATAGGCGATGGCCTGCTTCGATGCCATGAGCTTGCGGCGTTCGGCCGTCTCCTTCATGACACGGGCAGCTTCGAGCGCGCCGGCAGCCTCGGCAGACGCCGGGCCCATGGCCGGATAGAGCCGCCCCTGAATGCCCTCATGCAGGGCAAGGGCATCATCGGCCTGCTTCTGGGAAATGCGCTTCGCCTGGACAAGGCGCGTCAGGCAGTTGGCAATGCTCATTCTGCAGCGCTCCCGATGGTGCAGGCCTCGATCTCGCCAGCGGCGGCGATCTCCTCGTCGGCTTCGTTCATGATTTCCTCGAGCGTGCGCTCGCCCCGGCCGTCGCCGATGTCGATCCGGATAGGTTCGGCCTTGCCGGCAACCACCTGCTCCTCATTGTCTGCCACGAGTCGCAGACCATCCATGATCGAAGCCTCGACCGTTTCGGGCGCCTCTGCAAGCTTGTCGATCGCGGAAGGCGTCAACCGCTCCTCTGCCACCTGCATGAGATCCTGCCGGCCGACGCGATCAAGCGAGGACTTCAGGATATCGGAAGCGCCCAGAGCATCGCCGAATAGGCGCGGGCCGGAGTCGTTCTTCATGGCCTCAGACGCATAGTCGCGCAGGAACGCCGCCATTTTCGCGCGCCCGACAGGCCGCTTCATGTCGGCGTCGCTGAACAGGGACCGGGCTACGATCTTCGCCAACTCGTCAGGGCCGCCGAACATTTCAGCTTGATGGACTAGCTCGCCGACCGGCCGCCCCTCGTCGCGGGCGCGCATGACCATCTTCACCGCGTTCAACAGATCGTCGGTGATGTCCATTCCGGCGGGGATCTCGCCCCGGGCCACTGCATCACGCATCATCGACCAGGGCGCCGAGCTGTCTGCCAGCGCGCCCGCAATGGTCTTGATGTTGTTGTCGGTGTCCTCAAGCGCGCGGCCGAGCAGGACTGGCTCACCATAGGCGCGGCCCATCAGCGCCGCCGTTATCCGCCGCTCGCCCTCCTGCGACAGGAATCCATCCTTGTCGATAAGCGAGCCCTGCTCAGCGCGGGGAAGCTTCGCCATGAATCCGCGTGCGAATGCCTGATTGCCGCTGGCCTTGACGTCGGCACCATCCAGCCGGCCGAGAAGATCGGGATCAAGCAACCGGGCATCGGCAAGCGCCTGCTCGGAAGCCCCGAGGCGCATGGCGGTGGAGCGGTTGGCCGCATTAACGAACCCGACGCGAGCCTCCGGGTCGAGGTCCGTCACGCGCCGGGCGATCAGAACGGGGTTGCGCATGGCGTCGACGTCGAAGTTCTGGGCCTTGAGAAAGCTGCGATAGTTGGATGCCGGCACATCATTCTGCTGATAGGCACGACGCAGCGCCATGACGCGCCCGTTGCCGGATTCGACAAGACCATCGGATCCGACGATCGGAGCTCCGGACTCTGCCTGGGCAGAGAAGCCAAGGCGTTCAGGCTGCAGGTTCGCCGCGATGCCTGCAATCTGGTCCTGCGAAAGCGCCCGGCTGCGGTCGCGCGGCTGAAGCTCGGGAGGGAAAGCCGGATTCACACCGAGATCGTCGAGGTGAGACGTCACCAGATCGTCGGCCTCGACCACCTCGTAGCGCACGCCGATGTCGTTGCCGTCTGCGTCATAGACACGGCCCGGGCGGGTGTTCGCCTGCGTGAAGGCTTCCGGCGGGAGCTCAACAGGCCGACCGCGGTGGATATCGTCGGCCGCCTTCATCACCGCCGCACGGTGCGCGCTGTCCCCGGCAACCGTCTTCTCGAACCGAGACGTCGGGATCGTCGCTTCGCGTGTCAGGACTGCGCCTGTATCGCGTACATGAGACGGCCACGAACCTGTCTTTGCCCGGCTCCATGCTGCTGCAAGCCCCTTGAGGCCTCCACCAAGCACCGCGCCGCCCACGCCGGCCGCGCCAACCTCATAGAGGGCATCGGACATGCCGAAAGACGGGTCGGCCTTCTGCTTGTCACCCAGCGTCAACGCCTGGATCGCGCTTTCAGATGCGAGGTTTACGCCGCCCTCGATCATCGCCGTGCGGAGAATGCCGCTTGCCAAGCCCCCCGACACAGCACCGACCACGGTTGCTGCAATGTTCACCGGGTCCGTCATGGCGGCGGCCGCCGTGCCGAGAAAGCCACCGACGCCGGAGCGCATGCTGTTCGACCGAGCCTGCAGGCTGTTGCCCTCATTCCGGGCGCCACCCATGCGCCGTAGAGCTTCAGCCTCCATGGTCTCGGGCGTCGGGAATGCCAGATCCGCCGAGGGGTTCCGGCCTTTCCACTGCTCGAACCACTGCTGTGCCTTCTGGTCACCTTGCCGGATCAGCGTCGCGCCGCCACCGCCCACCCACTGACGGGCTTCGAGGTCGCCCTTCTCATAAAGCTGCTGGATGAACTCGCCCTGCACATCGCTTGTGTGCCGCGACATGGCATCGGAGTTGGAGAAGTCGCGCATTGCGGAATAGTCGGATTCGAAGCGGCCGAGAAAGCCCGGATCTGCCCCCTGAAACGGAGACTTCGCCGCGAGCTGCAGAGCGCCGGCCATGTCCTTTTCCTGAACGATCATCGGCATCAGCGGCCCCTCAAGTCGAGAACGAACACGGATGGCTGCCCGTAGCTGCCGGGCGATGGGCGCCGGAGCGCGTAGCTCGGGCTTTCCGCACTGCCAAACTCAAGCAGGTACCGGCCATCGGCGACAGCACGCAAACGGCCCTGATCGCGGAAGTCGTCAGCCCGCACCGATGTGCCGGCTGAGGTCATGGCGGCGCTGATGTCCTGGTCAGAGATCGCCTCGACCGTCTTGTCGAAGTCGTCCTGTGACATGCCGTATCGCGGCGCCACGATCTGGCTGCCGTTGAACTCCAAGATGCCGCCGGTGATCTCCTTGACGGACTGCTCCATGCGATCAGCGTTCAACTCGCCGCTCGTGTCGCCAGCCTGGGCCGACAGGTCAGCGTAGCGCGCGGTAGCAGCATCGAGCAGGCCCTGCCGCGCACCTTCCAGCGTTGGGGCAAAGACGGACGGCGGAAGGATGTCGTTGATGGCAACCGTGTTGTCGTCGTTCCGCTTCGGGGCGAGCAGCGGGTTTTCCTTGAGGAGCTGCTGCCCGCGCAGCACGCCCTCGGCCGCTTCTGGATTGTTCGGCACCAGCGCGCCGGCAGCGGCCGCCGCTCGGGACTGGCCGGACGAATAGAGCGCAGCCATCGTGGCGCTGTAGGTGTCGGGGCTGAGGTTCGCAGCCATTGAGCCGAGAAGCTGCACAGCTTCCTGCGGTGGCGCCGAGGTGAGCACGCGAGAGACCTGGGCCTGCATCTCCGGGCGCAGCGCCGAGATCGTTCCTACCTGACCGCGCGCCTTCATCACATCCGCGCCGTTCTGCAGCGCGGAGAATGTGCCGGCCCATGTGTCCGGCTGGCTGAGATCGAGCGGCGGGGGTGCGGAAATCATGCCCTGCCGCACACCGAACCCGATCGGGTCATCCTTCAGCGCCTGGGTGCGGGCCTTCTCCTGCGCCTCGATGCCGCTGATGATCTGGGCTTGCGCCGCTGTGGCGCCATCGGCCGCGTCCGCGCGAAGCGACGAGACCAAGCTTTCGACCTGTGCAGGCTGCATGCCTGCGGTCTGGGCAATGCCAGACTGCGCAGTGAAATAGTCCGCCACTTCCCGCCGGAGATCCTGATCATCGACAACGGCGAGCTGCCGGGACAACAGGTTGATGTCGGCGACAGCCGGCGTCAGGTTCTTGTCATAGCCGGCCTTGATGTCGGTGAAGAGCTGCTTGGCGTCAGAGGTGACTTCGGAACGGTACTCTTTGATGAGCTCCGGATTGATGGATTGGCTGGACGCGCCGCCCATCTTCTTGTCGGCCCACGCACGCAGATCAGAGGCGGTCTTGCCGGCGAGGAACTTGTTCGCGTTCACGGCGTCCTGCCCGACGATGCTGGCGACAGAGGCGTTCGGGTCAGCCTTCAAGATCTGCGCTGCCCCGCGCGGCCCAAGGAAATGCGCCAGATACACATTGCCGTCAGTTGCGGCTACTCCCTGGTTCCTGAGAAACGAGGCGTTCTCCTCGGCATATTTGCCGGTCATCTCGCGAGAAAGCGCGCCGTCCTTCTTTAGTGCAATCAGCTCGGACGACGACTTTCCGGCGGCAACATCAGGCCGGTACTTCTTGACCATGTTGAGCCATGTGGAGTCGATGAACTGCCCGGCGCCTCCGGCGGATGAGTTGGGATTCTGCGCAGCGTCATTGCCGCCGCTCTCAACACCGACGATCTTGCCGACGATACCCGTCCCGGCGTTCGCACCCTTGATGGCACCTTCTGCCATCCCGACTTGAGCGGCGTTGTCCGAAGACTTGAAGCCCTGCAGCGTGCGCGCCATCGCTCGAGCGGAATAGAGCTCCATGGCGCCGGACATGTCACCGCCGGCGGCAAGCTGGCGTGCCGTCGTGTCGATGTCGTCGAGGTCGAGGCCGACCCCTTCCTTGAGCCGCTTCTGAATGACCGTCGACTGGTCCTGCACCGGCTTGAGGTTGGCCTTCGTCTGCGCCACGAATCCATTGATCCGCTCTCCGGCAAGCCCGGCATACTGCCGGCGCTCGGCTGGCGATAGGGCGAGACTCGTGTCGGTCGACATGCGCTCTGCGATCTTGCGCGCCTCGGCAATGCCGCCGGTCTGCAGCGCGCGGTCAACGGTACCGAGCATGGCCTCGGACATGTGCCGGGACTCCATGCGCTTTACCGCAATATCCGCTTCCTGCTTGCCGACTGTGAAATCTGGGTTTTCGGCCAGCTGGCCATAGAGCGTGCGGGCCTGGGCCTGCTTCTCCTTGTATGCGCTCGTGCCGGTACCGCCGCCGCGCGCCAGCGCCGACATGTCATCGTCGAGAAGCTGGATTTCCGCTTTGACGTTGCCCTCGAACTCCTTGAGGTCCGTCGTCCGCTTCTGCTCGGAGACGCCCATGGCGAAGCGCGGCCCCTCGGTATCAAGCATGGTGGTCACGGCGCCGCGGAAGTCTTTCGGTACCGACGTCAGGGTCTGGTCTCGAAATGCTTTCCAGCTCGCATTGAAGGACTCGATGTTGCCCTTGGATTCCGTCGTCAGCGCCGTGCCCCGTGCCCGGATATCACCCGCCAGCCGGGCAGCGTATCCCTGCTGGGCCGCTGCATTATACGAGCGCCCGGCGGCCGAGAAGTTCGAGCGGGTGTCGACCTTTAGGTTCCCGGCATCGTCACGATAGACCGCGTTCTGCCCGTCGTTCTGGGCTTCGGTGACCTCCTGCTTCTCAAACGCCTGTCCCGTCATCGACAGGGCATTCGCGATCTGCTGATACGGGTTCGCGATTTCGGCCGAAGATACGGACGACTGCGGGCCCCGCGTGACGGCGCCGCGCTGCTGGATCTCGGGAAGTTTCGCCATGGTCAGGATCCGAAGAACTGAGGAAGGGAGGATGCGACGCCGCCGATCAGCGCCGTGCGGGCGGCCGACTTCCGGAACCGAGCGTCGGCTTCATCTTGGGTGGCCTGCATGCGCTTCGAGCCGACCTCGATCTTGCGGTCGCGGTCGCTGCGCTTCTGCTGCTCGGCTTCATAAGCGACACCGGTGGGCGAGACCGCCTCGACGCCGGCAGAGGCACGGATCGCGCGAATGTTCGAGATCGTGCTGTTCAACTCGTCGCGATAGCTGGCGTCAACCTGATCGGCCTGGATCTTGCCGACCTCGGCCGCCTGCTTGGATTGCGCGGCTGCGTGCTGTCCGGCCTGGAACTGTCCGTACGCGCTGACAAGCGACCCGATCCCCGTAAATGCTGCTGCGACACCCATTAGACTGTAATCCTCGTGGTGAGCTCGATGAGCTTGAAAGCGCAGGGGAAGGTGGATGCGATCGGCACGACAGGGTCATAGGATCGCCCGGTCTCGCGATACCGATATGTGTCATCGCGCTTGGGCACCGGCTGGCTCATGTCCTCGCCGCCGCGATAGCTGCCGAAGATCCGGTTCCCGACCTGGAACTCCTGCGTCTCGCGAACGGTGATCATCATCTTCTCAATCTTGCGCTTCTGCTCGCCCTGGCCCGATGCCTGCCCGCCCTCGAAATTGGAGAACAGCGGCGATAGGGACCAAGGAAAATCGAACCCGATCGTGATGGACGGATAATCCGAGAAGCCGGAGATCAAGCCCGATCCGCCGACCTGCGCCTTGCCGAGATAGAAGCCGCCGCCGAACACATCGACCTCGCGGCCGTAGTAGAGGTCTGGCGTGATCGTGCCGCTCATCGTTGTGGCGCCATCACACAGGAGGCTGTAATCGAGCTCTTCCGCAATGCCGAACTCAGCCCCGTTGAAGACGTAGACCGACATGAAAACGACGGTGCCATATGCGCCGGCTACGCTGCGAACGGCGCTATCGCCCTCCCAGCGGAACCACCCGACATACTCGCGATCGGGATTGAACTGCCCGGCGACCACCGATCCGTCGCCATTCACCGCGAATATCTGACGCGACGGGAATTCGCTCGTGGCCGAGATGACGGCCAGCGACTTGACGTTCTCGAAGAGGTGCCGGTTCAGCCGGTTGATCTCGTTGGCGATGTAGGGGCGCGCTGTCTGGCCGGTCGCGCTGATCGCATAAAGCCCGGTCGCGGACTTATCGAGGAAGATCAGCCCCTCGGTGACCTCGACGGGGCGGATAGAAGAGATCTCGCTCGTGAAGACCGGGCGGAACTCGACACTGCCCGGCTGCAGCGGAGTACCGACAGACACCGGAATGTAGAAGATGCCGCGATCAGTGACCGCGAACTCGTCGTAGCCGCCGACGACGTGGAAAACCTGACACTCCGCGCTGATGGATTCGACCATGGCGTTGTCCGGATCGCCGCCGATGAGCCCGTCGCGGTTGCTGCCGGCTGCCAGCCAGAAAATAGCGTTTTTCTTCTGGCCGAAGTTCGTCATGATCAGGCGCTGACGGTCTTTCGAGACAGACGCCGGCCAACCGCGGGCGTTCGAGACGAATTGCTCCTCCCACTGCAGGGTGGCGCCGATCGAAGTAGAGCTTGCGATCTCCTGAATCTTCGTGACAGCCGTAGGGCCGACAAGCTTCTCGTTCTCGATAGGAGCGGTCAGCGTGCCGAGCAATGTCACAGCAATGCTGTTGGGCGCCAAGAGGTCTACGCTGACCACCTCGCCCTTCACATTGGTCTGGTCCGTCTCGACGATCTGGCCAACCGCGAACCCGGCGGAGCTTTCCACGGTGAAGCGGTACGTTTTCGGCAGCTCTTCCAAGACTTGGGCGCGCATTGTCGTGCCGTTCGTCACAGTGGTGCATCGAAGCTGCCGCTGTGAATATCGAAAGACAGTGCCCGCATGGCCGGCGGTCAAGAACGACTGCGAGAAGACGACATCGATGTTTCCGACGAGTGCGCTGGGCCGCATCGTGACGCCGATCGTATCCTCGAAACGGTAGAACGGCACACGGAACGTCCCATCAAGCCCCTGATCGAAGGCGTAATCGAAGATCGACCAAGTGCGGGTTCCCTTTGAGACTTTCAGTACCTTGGTTCTGCCGCCCCAGGCGACGAACATCTCGTTCTCCATGGGCTCGAACACGAGGCTGTCGAGGTCGTTGGCACCCCAAGGCGCGGACAGCGAAGCAAGCAGAGTGCCGCCCACCGAGCGCACCCGCACGCCGCCGGCGGTGAACACCACCTTGTATGTGACGTCGTTGAACGGCTTGAAGTCTGCGACGATGCCGGTATCGCGGAACAGCAGGCGACGGCCAGGCCGCCGGGTCAGTGCGCCGGTATGGGTCGAGACCAGATTGCGCGCGCGACGCACCGCCGACTTCAGAATTTCAATGTCATCCCGGCGGATCGCATCGGGCTCGACTTCGCCGGCCGAGAAATCCCGCTGACGGATGATCAGGTCTTGGATGCTCATACCCGGCGTCTCCCGCGGGCAGCAGCAATCTTCGACTTGTAGATGTTCCGGGCCGGGTTCTGCTGGTCATTCAGTGGCCGAGCCTCTTCGAGCAACCCCTCGGCTCTCTGTTCCCGGCGAGCGGCCTCGCTGAAATCCTCGTTCAGACCGCGCAGGCATCCGGCCTCGACATAGATGGTCAGGATCTCCTCGGCGAGGGGGTGCCAACGCTCTTCCGGCGCCTCCTTGACCGACATGGCATAGACGTCTGAGTCGTAATTGCACGACAGGACATTGCCGATGATCTCGTAGTCGGTCAGGGGCGTAGTGCCCCGATAGACCTCCTTTACATGCAGCGTGTTCGGCGCGAGGCGGAAGGCATTGCGGGAAAACCGCCGCGACTTGTTCTCAGCATCCGGGATCCGCTCAAGCAAATCGCTCGTGGTGGCGAACGGCCATGTGTGCCGCGCGGTCAGGAAGCGCACGGCGCGATCGAAAGCCCCGTTCGAGACGAGATATTCGTCGGTGCCATCGTTGAGCACGTTCAGCGTGTTGTTGCCGGTCGCGCGGAGGGCGTTATTGAGGATCGTCAATTTGTCCATGACGGCGAGCATGGCTCTTGGGCCAAAGCCGGGCAAAGCACAGGACATGAAAAAACCGGGGAAGCGGTGCCTCCCCGGTCTCTGCAATCAGCCGGTCGCGATGATGAGCGACTGACCTCAGAGCTTGGCGGTTTCCGACTTGACGTAATCCGCCTTGTCTTCGTCCGAGAGTTCGTTGAACGAGGCAGCTTCGGGCTTGCGAATGGCGCCGCCGATCTGCGTGCCCTTGCTGTCGAAGATGCCCCACCAGCCCTGGCCCTTGTCACGGGCTTCGAACGGCGCGGTCGGAGCTTCGAGAGCAGGAACTTCGCTCGGGATGTGACCGACCTTGAATCCGTCGTTCGTGATCGGGGGAGAGAGAGGGCCGCTCGAAATGCCGCTTTCGCGGGCTGCTTCGTCGGCCAGACGTTTCGCTTCCTGCTGATCGGCAACGCGCGCGGCTTCGATATCCCGCTCGGCCTGATCCTGGGCAGCTTTCTCGTCGGCGGCACGGCGAGCGGCGGCCAACTCGGCCGTGCGCTGCGCGTTCGCTTCGGCGCCGGTGCCTTTCGCCTCGGCCTTGGCGGCCTTGACGTATTCTTCCGGGAACGGTGCAGCCGACCATTCCGAAGGGTGATCCACAAGAGCGCGGCGTGCGTCGACAGAATCCATTTCGGCAGTCGAGCCGGTCTTGTAGTGAAGCGTCATTTTGTCAGGCATTGATCTGGTCTCCTGTGACGGTCGCCGGGCGCTTAGTAGCGCTCGGCGATGAATGCCTTGAGGGTGATCGACGGGGCGGTACCGGCGACGTCGATGTAAAGCCGTTCCCAGGGGTACGACACATCGTGCTGCTCGGTGACGAACGGGATCTCGTAGCGCCCGATCACGGAAGTGACAGGCGCACCCGGACGGGCAGCGCCGGCGCCGAGCGTCAGCTGTGCGACCGTTTCCTTCGTGGCGAAGGTGTTGTCCGTGCCGCCCTGCAGAAGCAGGTGGTACAGCTCATCGCCGGCCGACGTCTTGATCGCCGTAACGTCGATGACGAGAACGCCCTCGAAGCGGCCCGGGCCGAGCTGCTTGGAGACATTCGCGCTGGCGACCTGCGAAACGCTGTCGGCGGTGACTGCTGCCAGACCATCGGCCAGAAGCAGTTCGATATCGATATTGTAGACTCTCTGACCCATGGGTCCAAACTCCCGTTGTGGAAAGACCCGCCTCGCAGCGGGTCATTGTTGCGTCACGCGGCGATCGGAAGATCTGCGATCGAATCCAGCCGCGTCGCGGAGTAGTCACCCTCCACAACGACACCGACGTCCCAGGAGACGTTCGTCTTGTAGAAGACGCCATCCTCCTTGGAGAGGCCGAGGTCGATCGCCTGCATTTCCTTGAGCTGGATGCCGGCGACGCCCATCTCGCTGAAGCTGACCACGAAGAGCGAGGTCGTGACGGCAGCGCCGCCGCCGGCCGCGACTTCGTTGAAGGGCAGCACCGCCGTGTGGCGGTCCTTCGGGTAGCCCGAGAGGATTGGAAGGCCGGCATAGCTGACCATCGGACGGCCCATTTCGTCCTTCGTCATCTCGACGTTGCCCATGAGGGTCTGGTTGCGCATCAGGGCGATGAACTTGCGGCGCTGGCCACGGCTCATGATGATGTGCGTGGGATCGCGCGTGTTGTCGATCGCTTCGTCGAGGGCTGCGAGCGAGAGCGCGGCACCACCAGAGGCGACAGAGTTGCGGATCAAACGGCCGTTGCCGACCGTGCAACGGGCCTTGAGGCCGTTGAACTCCTTCGGGTTCGTCGAGTTGTCGCCGGAGATGAAGGTGTCGGTGAAGAGCCGGGACTGGCGCTTCATCTGCATCGCTTCTTCCGTCGCACGACGGCTCTCGCCATGGCGCAGGATGATAGCCTTGTCGACCTTCAGCAGCACGTCGATCGGAAAGCTGGTTTCCTGGAACGCGGTGATCTTGCCCTGAGACGTGCTCGGGCCTTCGTTGATCGCGCGGAAGGCGGCGCTGCCGATATCGGTCTCGCGATACCCCTCGTAAGCGGCGCCGGAGAAGCCCTTGAACGGCAGAGCCTGGATGATGTCCGACTCTGCGGCAAAGGTCTCGATCAGCGGACGCTCGATCGAGGTCTTCTCGAGACCCTTGGCATATTCGGGAAGCGTCATTACGTCGGGCATTGAAAGACTCCTTCAGGCCGTCACTGTTTCGAGTTCTGACGGGCGTAGTTGATGCGAGCGGAGGGAGACATCTTGTTGTACTCCTCGTCCGACAGTTCTGTTTTTCCGACATCGCGACCCGCACCGGGATTGCCCTGAACGGTACCTCTGTTGAGACGCATCAGCGCCTCGAACGCTTCGACCTGCTTGGCCGTGTACATCATCGGCGCCAGCGCCTGAGCAGCGTCGCCGCCGAGCTTGGCACCGAGCCAAGACGTCACGGCATTGACGCGCTCGACCGCCTTGGAGCCCAGAAGCTCCTTCTGCGCGGCGAGCGATTCCTTGAGGCGGCCCTGCTCGGCCATGTCCATCTGCGCACCGAGGGCGATCATGCCCTCGAACTGCGACTGGCTCATCTGGTTGGCGTGGGCGAAAGAGCGGAGATCGGCGACGCGCGGGTCTGCATCGTCGATGATGGACTCCTGACCTTCCGGCAGCTTGACGCCATCGGGCAGTTTGAAGTCCTTCGGCAGCGCGACCTTGTAGCCTTCCGGCTTGTCGGGCACCTGCGCGAGATTGGCGTCGTGCTCGGCCTTGAAGGCGACGAGCGAATTCAGATCATCGGCCTTGAAACCCTTTTCCGCGTCCCAGAAGGACTCGGGGATATAGTCGGGGCGCTCGGCCTTCGCGGGTTCTGCCGGCGCTTGGGGCGCGGCGGGAGATGCGGGGGCGGCAGGCTCATTGGCGGCCGGTGCAGCGGCTGCAGCGGCAGGGGCCGGAGTAGCCGGCGCGGCAGGAGCAGCACCGCCAGAAACCGGGCCGCCTTCCGGGGCGAGCGTGGCGCGCGGGCCAAACGGCGACGAGAACGCGAAAGCGCCGGGGCTACGCCCGACCAGCGGGACCGGCCCGCCTGCTTTTTCGCTGTTTCCCTGGTGCGCCATGCCGTCGCTCATCCGTTCCGTCTTCTGGTCCATCGCTCTTTTCCGCCTCTGTCATCGCAATCAGATCGGCCGCGAATGTGCGGCGAGCGTTGTGAGCGTGCAAAGCACAGGTCTCTAACGGGCCGATCTCCTCGACCACGGACTGCAGAAGGGCGAAAAAAGCGACGCCCTCGCGCTGGCGGGAGAACCAGTTGAGGGCGGCTTTCACTTCAGGATCGGAGAGCTTGATACGGGTCATGAGCCGAGGATAGCGATCGGCTGATGAGAGGGAAAAGCACACCTCGTCAGGCGGCCATCGCCTTCAACGCAGTGAGGCCATGCCTTGCAAGACGCTCCCCGATATGACGAGAGCCGTTGACACCTGCGGCATGCAAACTGTCGGCGCCAATGACACCAACGCTTGGCGCAGACTCGAACAGACTTCCGGGGAGCCATATAAGCCGTGGATCCCCTTGCGCTGCTGCAGCAAAGCCGTTGCGAAACGCAGCGGTGCGAGAGGCGATAGCAGCAATGGTATTGAACTGCTGGGAAGCCCCGAAGATGATGGCACGGGGCTGTGCGATCATAAGAGCTGCGATTACTGCCTGATAGGCGCTCTGAACAACAGCGTCTCCGTCAGGGCTCACGATGCCGCCGTTTGGCGTAAGGCCATCGTTGACACTCGGGAGCGCAAAGATGGCATCCAGGTGGCCGATGCGGCTTGCATCGAAATCACCAGCAGCAATACGGGCGCCGAATGTGCTGTAGTTTGAAGCGCCCGCCGTCGCGATGACCCCGGTGGACGCGACCGCGTTTACATAGGGGTTGTTGCAACCGAATACGCCAGCCAGCCAGTCGGCCACGGCCAGTTTGAGATTGAGCGTCGTATCGTTCATGATGCCTTCGCCGAAGCTATCCCAAAGGACACCCATGCGAGGCTGATACGCCAAATCAGCGGGCCAGATGCTGTATCCGGTCGGCACGTTGATGCCGCCGAAATTGCCGCTGAGGCTGGTATAGATTTCGATGAGCCGGCCAGAGGGAGCCGTCGACCCAAAGTCGAGCTTGTAGTAGTTGAGGTTCGGAAACGCTTGGACGCGATCGGCCGCTGAGATGCGGGCGCGAACACCGTCCGGGGTTGTCACATATGCGATCCATCGAGCGCCGATGCACCGCAAAGCGAAATCCACGACTTGCGCATCAGTGTAGAATGCGATGCACGCACTGTGGCCCTGAAGACGAGCCCCCGCCTGGCGCGTCATGGTCTGGATGCGGTTCCCAGCCGTTGCGTTGACGTTGATGATCGGCCCGCCAAAGGGCGTAACCTTCGTCGCGTCCAATGAGCTGAACATCCCGGCGTTGTAGGCCTGCGCGGCTTGCACCGTGGAATTGGCTGCATCCGACACCGGATCTGTGATCGTGGGCGGGGTCGCCATGACTGCGCTCAGGTCGCCGAGAGGTTTCTGCGCTGCGCTGATAAGGCGTCGGGCAATGGCCGCGCGAGACTCGAAGAGGTTGGCGACAGAGAGTTTGCCCTCTCGGCCATCAACATCATGTCCATATAGAAGCGTGAGATCACGCTGATGGCGGTACCGATGAAAGTCGTCGCGCAAATCGCCCATTACTGGCCTCCTGTTGGTATCATGCCGGCCTGTTGCGCGGCGCCGAGAACGGTCTGCACCAGTTTGGCGGTCTGCTTTTCGTCGCGCAGCACAATCACCTCGTCCTTGAGGAGACGCTGCAGATTCTCGGCCGTGGCGCGTTCGTCGATCGCGGCCTGCGACGTCTCCGGGAAATAGCTCTTGAGCATGGTCAGCAGGTTGCCTGCGACCTGGACCTTCTGATTGTCCGCTGCCTGGGTAGCCGGGTTGTTCGGCACCAGAGTGAGCTTCTGACCGTTGATCTTGATGTCCGCGATCTTGCCGTCTTTTTCGAGAAGCCACTCGAACCGGCGGTAGATCGCATACGGGCCCTCACGCCAGAACTTCTTGCCGGGCGTGCCGATCCGGCGTTGCGCTTTCACCATCTCGTCGGCCCACTGCGTGGCGGTCGGCGGCGTGTCGCCCTTCTGCTCGGGATAATCGGCGAAGTGCTTGCGGCGGATCCGGCGTTCCAGATCCGTCGCGGTATAGAATCCGAGGTCGGCGTTACCCTCGAAGTACAGGGGCTTGATGTCCTTTCCGGAGCCCGGGCGCATGGCATACGCCTTGCCGCTCTCAAGCCCGTTCTCGAAGTCCATCACGCCGTCGTCGGGATAGCCCATCGGCGGGTTGATCGCGATGTCGACGCGATCCTGCGTGGCGGCTGTAATGACGTCCAGCACGCGGTAGTCCTGCAGCGCCTTGATCGAGGGACCGAAGCCCCAGGCATATTCGTTGTCGGGTGAGAACCGGGCAATGATCAGCGGCAGGCAGCCCTCACCACTGATGCTGTCCTCCTTCACCGCCATGCGGTCGACGAGGAGAACGTGCTTCCACACCTCATCTTCGGGCTTCGACCAATCCCGCCAGTAGCCCCACACCACCTCGATCGTGCAAGACTTCTCGTCGCGGATCTTCTTGGCAATCTTTTCCGGGAGCGTGATATCGCCGATGACGGATTTCAGCTTGGTGCCGCGAACATGCCGGACGCGGAACCGGTCGCCCACCGAACCATCGGCTTCGACATTGAACTCGAGCTCGCGCGGCGGTACCGAGCTGCAGGAGATCGGCCGCGTGTTGTACGGCTTCTCGATCCACCACGCGACGGTGCCAACGGCGGCATGCGGGTCGAGCGTTGAGCCGAGCTCGGACTCGAAATTCGAGGCGCGGATCGCGGAAAAGATGATCTTGTCGCGCGCCTTGCTCTCGTCCTGCAGGTCCTTAAGCTGGGGCGGCTCTATGTCGCCGAGCTCGGACTCGTCGAGCCCGTTTGCTACCCAGTCCGTCCCCTGCGGGAAAAACGCGGAAACCACCTCTGTCGCAAAATCCTCTGACACTTCAGAGCCAATGCCGGTCGCAAGATCTTCCTGCTCCGCATCCCGCCTCCTGCTCGCTTTCACGGTGGATTCGATGTTCCAGGACAGGCGCGGCCGCGTGAAGAAGTAGGCCTCCTGCAGATCGGCGCGAGCCTCAGTCTTCTGAGCGCGGGCGTCCTTCAGACGCTGGTTCGCGTCCTCTGCGACCTTCGGGTCTGGGAAGCTTGACGCTTCCTTGTTGGGAGGCAAGGTTGCCACGAGTGACCCTTACTTGCCGACGAGCGGCGAGACGCGGGCGGTCCCGGCGAGCGCGCTGCGGGCGCCAAACATGCGCAGCGACTGGTCCGTATCAGTCGTCAGCCGCTCGCGCATCGTGTTGATTTTCTCCTGAGCCGCCGCTGCCTTCTGGCGGGCGAGCTCCGGATCTTCCTTTGGCTGCTGCTGCTTCATGACCGCCGCTTTCGTCGATAATTTCGCCACCGTTAGCGAGACATTGACGAAAAAGGGCGTCCGGCCGCAAAGCACAGGACTTCAGGCCGAGGATGTGCGCGGCCGCCGGCACGCACCACAGGCCCACCGACATATTGAGGTTCAGCTCCTGCCCGATCGGTCTCGCCATGCGCACAATCGTGTTTCCGGCTGCGAAGTGGCCGAGAGCGGCGTCAGCCTCGTGGTTTCCGATGAGGTAGATCCGGGATCGGTCCATCTGGAAGTCGAAAAACGCCCAGGTCTGGGCTCGCGGCACGAATCCCATGACCGAAACGTGCTTGAACCGGCCACAGGCCAGCCAGCGCACCCACCATGTCGGCGAATCCGGGTGGAATGCGACGAACCAGTCGGTCGGCTCGCAATCAGCCAGCTTCAAGCCGTCTCCAAATCCGTCAAAACCCACCGCGGCGCCTCGATTTCTTGTGAACCTTGATGTCAACCGGCGCGCGGTGGCCGGTATGGCTGCCACCGGTGACGGCGCGGCCTTCGCCAGCACCGAGCACCATGTATTGCGTCGCGTCGGCGATGTCGGAATACCGATCTTTCTCCGGAGTCTCCTTGTGCCGGGACGTGCCCTTGATGCGGGCGAAGTGATAGCCGCCGGCCATGGCCACTTTCAGCGTCCGGCAGTTCACGCCGCACACCAGAAGCCGCGGCATGCCGTTCACCATCGTGATCATGGCATATTCGACCGCGTTGATACGGGTCTGGATGTGGTTGTTCTTCACCGGCGCCGGCCGCACCGGCATGCCGAACGAGCGGAACACATCATAGGCCGTCGTTTCGTCCGACTGCGTGCCATCCTCGCCCTTCGGATCCCCGAAGAACTCGACCTGGAAGCCGTTGAACTCTGTGTGGCGCGATACCGGCTGCCAGTCACCGAGCCGGCGATCAAGCAACTGCTTCACCAGCGGCGCGAAGATCGACGCCCCGACGCCGCGCGCCGTGATTTCGGCGAAGATCCGCCACCGGTTGTTGACGAGCTGCCCGACCACGCAAGCCGGATTCCGACCGAAATCCAGCCCGACATAGACAGGCCAGCCCGGAATGGGCTCGAGCGCCGTCTTCGACACATGGCTGTCGGCGTTGAACTGGTTCCAGACCGGCTTGCCGTCGACGAAAACCGTGATCTTGTTCAGCACGCGGCTGTCGATCCACTGCTTCGTCTTGCCCTTGATCTTTTCCGCGTAATAGCCCGGTTTCAGCCATTTCGTGTTCTCGGCCAGCGGGTTCATCCGATAGCCCGTCAGCGTGCCGGCGGCGTCCTTGATCTCAAGCATGGCCGGCGGCTGCACATGGTAGCCCCAATTGTCCGGCCGCTTGAACGCAAGCCGCTCCTCCTCCGTCCAGTCGTCCGGCAGCGGAACCTCACCCATCATCAGCGGGATGAAATGATCCTCGCGCGGCGCGTTCATGTCCGCGATCACGCCGTCCCAGGTCGCCCCGCCATCCTTAACCGCCGGGTACCGGCCCGTCCGGCTTTCAGCCTCATCGACGATCGCCTTGTCGATGAATTCGAGCTCGTTGAACCAGATGCCGGTGAACTCGAACGAGCGCAGCTTGCGCACATCGTCCTCGGTATCGAGCGCCAGGAAGATGATTTCCATCTCCACGTCGCCGAGCCGGATCATGTGTCGATAGGGCCGATCCCAATAGAACCGCCCGTACATCTCCTCTGGAAACCAGTCGAGCCACGACTTCACCGTCGTGTTCTTCAGATCCGGAAACGTGTTGCGGCAGACCGCCCAGCGCGTCTTTCGCAGCCCGTCGTCGTTCGGGCGCTGCTCACACGAGATCAGCCACATCTTCATGATGCAGGCCGTCGAAGTGCCCGAGCCGATCGAGCCGCGCACGATGCTCACATGCTTCCGGCATTCGATGAAATCGCACAGCACATTGCCGTCCGGCGCGTAGATCTTGCGACCATCAGGGGCGAGCTCGATCTTCGGAAGAACGACCGGGCGATCCGGTTCGATGATCTCAAGCATTGGGGTCGCCGTCCATGATCAAATGCAGACGATGAAGCAGCCTTGACACACCCGAAAGCCGACGATGCGCATCATCCGTGTGCGTGAACCCCGTGATCACGGCTCCGTCGACCATGGCGGCCGAGAACGTCAAATCCACGATTTCCCCGGCCTCAGCTTGCGCAAGCAATTCCCGCAGGCGATCAACCACCTCAGTTTTCCGCCCTTGCGCCGGGTCGAACTGGACAACCTTCAAGTCAGCCATCAAGCCACCTCGTAAGTCGCCGCGAAGATATCCCCCTTCACAGGGTAGATCTCGCCCTCGGCACCCCGAACAATCCAGTCGCCGGGCTCAGCCGTCAGTATCCCGTTCAGCGTCGAGATCGCCACGACACCCGCCGACAGCTTGATCACCCCATATTCCGCCGCCTCGACTGCCCAGGCAGGTTCGACCGGCAGCAATGGGCCGTTCCACTGGATTGCCTCAACGACAACGGGGAGCTTTCGGAACATGGTCATGGCGTTTCTCCAGAGCGATCGTCTCAACAGAGGCGGCGAGCCGGAACCCGCCGCCTCATCAGCATCAAGCCGTGACGTGCTTCACAGCCCACATGACCGACTGCTCGGCATTCGTCAGAGCCAACGACAGTTCGCGGCTCTTGCCTGTCTCATTGATGATGTCGATCAGCGCCTGACCGGCATCCTTGATCTTCACCATCTGCGCCTTCTCGGCATCCGACAGCACCCGGTACTGATGACGGACCGTGTTGTTCGCCGTCCGCTGATCGCCCGCGCTGTCGACCATGTTCTTCTGCTCGCTCATTGCCGTTCTCCGTTTCTGTGGTGGTGAAAAAAATCCAGACCGTGATCTCCTCAGTGGTTCGAATATTGTGGGAGGGTGGAACTGGAAGACTCGAGCCCAATTTTGCCCCCACCCCCCTTTGGCAGGCGCCCGAACGAGAACGAAGGGGGTACGGGGGCGCGTTCCTCAATCATCCTCGGGAACGTCCTGCATATGCGGTAACGGGTTGCCCTCGCCTTTCCCCAGATGCTCTATCTGTGCGCCGCCTGATCGATCCAGCTTGACCATGTATCCAGGCGTCACGTTGGTGGTGTTGTTCACCTGCACATTGATCTGCGTGGCGCCGATCGTGTGCTGCCCTCGGTTCTGCCCGTCCAGGTATTCAGCGGCCTTGAAGCGCACTGTCCCTGTCTCCTTCTCGTCGAGCAGTTCACCCATGGTGTGGAGCGCACGAGGGCGGAGGCTATTCCGCAACACCTCCTGAAGCTCGTTCAGATAAGCAAGCACCTCTGTTTTGCGCAGAGCGAGGCGAAGGGTATCGTCGTGAATTCCGGCCTCTTTTGCAGCGTCGGTGCGCTTCCGCCCTTCGAAGACCATGAGCTCGATAGCTGCCTTGGTCTTGGGGGAGATCGAGAGCTCTTTTTTTTGCTTGCTGAGGAGAGCGGCGGCTTTCTGAGCTTTGGCGCTGTGAGCCGATACCGTCTGCTTGGAAGGCATGACCATGCTGCTGTCTCTGCGCCTCTGCTGATCTCTCGGAATGCGCTGACCTGTTTAGAAAGAAGGATGCGCGCGCGAAGCTTGTAACCGGAGGGCGGAAATGGACGCAAAGCACAGGATGCGGATGCAATGATTACAGTGAGTTGCGAGGATGGCCGGAGAGGGCGCGAATTAGCCGTGTCGGATGAACGTGCATATATTGCACTTTTGCCTTTCCAGCCGGATGGGGGGATTCGGTGTGCTTTGGCGGATGCTGGGCACCGGCTGTAACGTGCAACATATGCAGGTTCAGTGGCGCTCAGTATGCGACTGTTGCACATTGCAGGCGATGAAGGGCACCACCTATGGAACGACCGCTTGAGAGCGAACCTGAACACCTGAAATGCAGATACTGGCGCAGCGAGATCGTGAAGCTGACAAAGGCGCAGGTGGCGCAGGAAACGGGGTTCAGCGTGTCGTCGATCACGGACATCGAGAATGGCGAGAACCGGACGACGAAGAAGCCGATCGATAAGCAGGTGATGAAGCGGTACCGGATGGCATGTGCTGCGGTGAGCTTAGAAGCGAACTTCACGTGGCTGACGTTGGACCTTGAGACCGCCATGCCGATGAAGATGACGATGAGTATGTGGATAAGGAGATGACGATGAGCATGATCGAGCGCGTTGCTGCAGCCCTTGAGGACGTGCAGTTGTTCATCAATACGGTTGGTACTGAGGAGGTGCAGATATGCCGCCGCGAGAAGGACGGTGGGCACAGTGTGGTCAGCCGCCATCCGTATGACGCTGATGGCGTTGTGGAGCTGCGTGCCGCTGTGCGTCGAGAGACGGCCAAGGCTGCGATTGAGGCCATGCGAGAACCGACCCTTACCATGCGGCAAGCTGGCGCGTTCAGATGGCGTCTCGTAGAGCTTAGCAATGGCTCATCGGTCGAAGTGCCGGGCTTTGGCGATCATCCCATCACGAGCTACGGCAAGATGATCGACGCTGCACTGATCGAACGCGGAGAATAGCGGCATCATGGCCAGACCTAAAGCAACAGGCAGAGAACTCCTTGATCAGCGCATGGTGGTCATGATGTCGCCCTCCGAACTGAAAGCTATAGATGATTGGGGGTTCGAGCGTCGCATAAGATCCCGAGGCGAGGTCATCCGCATGCTATGCCAGATTGGCATGACCGAAGGTGGTCACCGTGGAGAGGACAAGCAATGAACATGATAGAGAAGGTTGCACGAGCTATTGCGCAGATTTCGATAGCCGACGCGAGAGGGGAGTTCGGCGTGGACGAGCTTGCTGTGTTGGTGGACGCGCAGTGGCAGGATTATATGCCCGAGGCCACAGCAGCCATTGCGGCGCTGCGTGATCCCACGGCTGACATGCTTATAGGATCATGGGCAATGGCCGGCATGACCGAGGATCGTTGGCAGGCGATGATTGACAGAGCCCTGAACCCGGACATTCCATTCTGATGACCGAGCCCTATCAGCCCAAATACGCCTGGAAGCGCACGCAGCTCGACGAGAACGATCCGCCGACCGATCTGGATTGGCAGGGGTTCGACAGCGACGGGTATGTGGGCAGGATCCGGAAAGAGACGAACGGGCCGACCAAGGGCAAATGGCAGTGGTCAGGCGGATATCCGCGGACGCATGGTGGCCGGCCGCCGACACCGAACACGGGCTGGGTTGAGACAGCGCGTCAGGCCACGCAGAAATGCGAAGAGTATTGGGATCTGGCGCACAAGGTGATGACGCCGCTGGGGGCCGGGAACGAGTGAGGCGCCGCGCAGTTCATGCTCAATTAGGGAGTAGAACCATGGACGTCTTTTCACCGAAGCACCCGAAGAGTCATTTCGATTACAGCCTCGAGTGCGAGGAAGCACTCGACCTGCCACTGCAGGAGCTGATCGACATCGCTGTGCAAGCTGGCTGGGACACACGCACTGTGATCAAGGCGTTGGAGAGCGTCGCGCAGAACAAAGCGATTGCCTATGAGCAGGATCCGGACCCAGAGGATGATCCTAGCGAGGCAGAGCTTGTCGCACAGGCTCTTGAGCAAGGCGCTAACGCCTAGTTTCACACAGGCCCCTCCATCAGTTTTTGTCCACAGAATTTCAGGGAATATCGGGGATAACCACGAAGTTGCTGCTGCAACCTATTGATTTCGCTAAGTCACGCGATTTTCGCGCGTCTCCACAAGATATAGTCGCAGGTGGATGAGGACGCGCAAGCTCTTGATAAACGAGCGTGATGCTGACTAAGCTGATGCTATCAACAACGAAGGGAGACCATCATGGTCAAACAGCTGGTGTTGATAGCAGCGTTCTCGGTCGTGGGGATCTATTACTTCCACCACGCCTGGACCGAACTGAAAGAGGCCGTGTCGATTTCTCAACACGGCCCCGATGATCCAAAACGGTAATAGCTCTGCTATCAAGGGGGTCGGTGTGCTAGCACCGGCCCCTACCGATTTTGTAAGCATACCTTTCATCCAAACGGCAGAACTGTCAACGCCGACATGCTGACCGAGCTGTTGATAGCCCTCACGCCGCTGCCCTCTTCCTCGGCTTGCGCGGCAGATCCACCAGCACCAGCCCAACCTTGAGCCCACCCAGCCACAGCGGGAACATGTCAGGTCCGAGCCCACGCCCTTGAGGACGGCCATAGTTCTCGAGCTTGGACGTGTAGCCCTCCTGCATGCCGCAGCGTGCATCGAGCTCCATGCTTGAAATGTCCATGCTGTTGCGGCGGGCGATCAGCGCGTCGACGAGCTGTTCGTATTCAGTGATGACGCCCGAGACAGGTTTGAGGCCGATCACGCGGCTCTCAGTGTCGGGATCGGCGCCACCTCGTGCGGCTTCCCACTTCGACAGGTCATAGTCCGACCAGTAATCGCGGTTGTTCAGCCGGATCGGGATCGGGAAATCCTTCTCGTCCTTGATCCAGCGCATGAGGGTCCACCGGCTTATGCCATACCGCAGCAAAACGTCGGGCCGGGAGAGATATCGTTCGTTTTTTGTGCGTGCGGTCATGGTGCAATCCGTAGCTAAGTGTTGCAGGCAGTAGCTTACCAATCGAGGTCAGCAGGCGCCGGATCGGGAACCTGTTGAGCCGGCAAAGGAGCACCCGCCGAGCCTTGCGGCCCATAGGCTGCACCGAGGATGGCGCAGTAGATGCCGCCGGTGGGCAGCTCACCCTTGCGAGCGAGAAAGCCGGGATGCGAGGTGACGGTGAACAGCAGCGCGCGGCCTTCGTCGAGCATGCGCTGCTTGGCGTCGGCGATGCGATCCACGAGCAGCTTGGGCTTCACCAAGATCGGCCGCTTGTCTTCGAGCTCTCTACGTCCGACCGCGAGCTCGATCTGCTTGTTGACGTATGCCATCTCGTCGCGAATGGCCTGTGAGAGCTCGGGAGGCGTGGGCGAGAACGTCTTCGAGATGCCGTCGATCTCGCCGCGAATGACCTTGACCACGACCGTGTCCAGGGCGTGGAAGCTGGCACCGCGCAGTGCGATCAGATAACCCTCAAGCTGCCCGTCAACGTCGCCCTTGCGAAGCGGCAGGGCCGAGAACAGCCTGCGGAGCGCGATCGTAAGCTCCATGCTCGTTGCTTCCCTCAATCGTCCGTCGTTCATCTGCATTTCGCTGTCCCATTCCGTTCATGAGTTCGTCGAGGCGGTCCACCATGGCGTTGCCGGTACCGGACGGCGGGGCCTGGGAGTTGCCGCGCGGCCGGCCGGCGTTCCGCATCCAGTTCCGCCACGTCGCCTCCCAATCGAGCTTGGTGGCGTCCTTGCCGCTCTTGCCGATCCAGAAATCCCGGAACTTGTCCGCTTCGAGCCGGATGGTTGCGTCGGAATGGCCCTGA